ATTCTGGGAGGCTTGTAAAGCCGACCCACGATCTTATGGAATGTGTTATCTTAAAAACAGACGTTCCGGATTTTCTTTTATGTCTTCAGCAGAAACCGTTAATATGGCGACAATTACGTCAGATGCACGGTACGGTATCTTGTCTAAGTCTGGCCCCGATGCTAAGAAGATGTTCACAGACAAGGTCGTACCAATATCAGTCAACTACCCGTTTTTTTTCAAACCGATCCAGGACGGTATGGACAGGCCCAAGACGGAACTCGCCTATAGAGTACCAGCCACCAAGTACACTAGACGTAAGCTTGAAACCAACGAAAAGCTTCAAGAGCTTGACGGGCTCGACACTACGATCGACTGGAAAAACACAGGCGACAACTCGTACGATGGGGAAAAATTAAAATTACTAGTCCACGATGAAAGTGGTAAGTGGGAAAAACCTAATAATATATTAAACAACTGGAGGGTTACAAAAACCTGTTTAAGGTTGGGTTCTAGAATTATTGGTAAGTGTATGATGGGAAGTACATCAAATGCTTTAGATAAAGGTGGTAGTAACTTCAAAAAATTATACAATGACTCAGATGTTACGAAAAGAAACGCCAATGGACAGACTAAGTCAGGATTATATTCTTTGTTCATACCTATGGAATGGAACTACGAAGGATACATTGATTCTTATGGCTTACCTGTATTCGACACGCCGAGTAAAGCAGTTAAAGGCCCTCAAGGCGAAGAAATAGACTTAGGTGTAATAGAGTATTGGGAAAATGAAGTTGAAGGTTTAAAGCAGGATCAAGATGCTTTAAATGAATTTTATAGACAATTTCCTAGAACTACAAAACACGCGTTTAGAGATGAGTCAAAAGAATCTTTGTTTAATCTAACTAAAATATACGAGCAAATAGATTTTAACGAAGATTTAAAAAACTCTATAAATGTAACAAAAGGTAATTTTTTGTGGAAAGATGGGATTAAAGATAGTGAGGTTGTTTTTATGCCAAATGACAGTGGTAGATTCAATATTACTTGGGTTCCACCTGTTAACATACAAAACAACGTAGTAACTAAAAATGGTATTAGATATCCTGGCAATGAGCACGTTGGTGCCTTTGGATGTGATCCATATGATATATCAGGTACAGTTGACAAAAGAGGTTCTAATGGCTCTCTTCATGGGCTTACAAAGTTTTCAATGACTGATGCTCCACCAAATCATTTTTTTTTAGAATATATATCTAGACCCCAAACGGCTGAGGTATTCTTTGAAGATGTTTTGATGGCTTGTATATTTTACGGTATGCCGATATTAGCTGAAAATAATAAACCAAGACTGCTTTATCATTTTAAACGTAGAGGTTATAGAGGTTTTTCAATGAATAGACCTGATAGAAAAAGAAACAAGCTTTCGGTAACAGAAAGAGAATTAGGTGGAATACCAAATTCAAGTGAAGATATAAAACAAGCCCATGCCGCGGCTATAGAGTCTTATATAGAAGATTTTATAGGTTTAAGAGAAAGAGGTTATGGTGATATGTATTTCCAGCGTACACTAGAAGACTGGGCTAAATTTAATATAAACAATAGAACAAAGCATGATGCATCTATAAGTTCTGGTTTAGCTTTAATGGCTTGCAATAAACATAGATATGCGCCAAGTGCTCCAAGGAAATTAGTGTCATATGATTTAGGTATTAAAAAATATGATAACAGAGGAAATACGTCAAAAATAATAAGTTAATGAATATATATACCAATACTAGAAGTGCATTTCCTAGCCAAGTTGTTAGTGATCAAGAGAAAGCTAGCATTGAATATGGTAAGCAAGTTGCTCAAGCTATAGAAGGCGAGTGGTTTGATCAAGGTCGAACAACAGGTAATAGGTATTTAACTAATTGGAATAACTATAATCAATTAAGGCTATATGCTAGAGGTGAACAAAGTGTTCAAAAATACAAAGATGAATTATCTATAAATGGTGATTTATCTTATCTTAATTTAGATTGGACACCAGTTCCTATTTTGTCTAAATTTGTAGATATAGTTGTTAATGGAATATCTCAAAAGTCTTACGACGTAAAAGCATACGCTCAAGATCCTGAGTCTGTAAGAAAAAGAACTAACTACGCTTCTAAGTTGTATGAAGATATGCTTGCTAAAGAGTATTTAGAAAGTTTAGAAGCAACGCTAGGTATTGATGCTTATCAATCAACTAGTAAAGATATAGTGCCAGAAACGCCTGAAGATTTAGAACTTCACATGCAACTTAGTTATAAGCAGTCTATAGAAATAGCTCAAGAAGAGGCTATATCTAGTGTAATGGCTCAAAACAAATATGATTTAACTAGAAAAAGGTTAAATATGGATTTAGCTGTGCTTGGTATAGCGGCGGTTAAAACAGATTTTAATACAGCTGAAGGCGTTACTGTAAAGTACGTTGATCCAGCTTATATAGTTTATTCTTATACAGAAGATCCTAACTTTGAAGACATATATTATGTTGGTGAAGTTAAGTCTATAACAATACCAGAACTTAAAAAAGAATTTCCTGGAATACCAACAGCAGAGTTGGAGATGATAGAAAAAATGCCAGGTAATAAGTCGTATATAACTGGTTACGGTAATTATGATAATAATACTGTTCAAGTTTTATATTTTGACTATAAAACATATCATAATCAAGTTTTCAAAATAAAACAAACAGAACAAGGTTTATTAAAAGCTATTGAAAAACCAGATACTTTTAATCCACCTGAAAATGATATGTTCGAAAGAGTTTCAAGATCTATAGAGGTTTTATACAGTGGCGCTAAGGTTTTAGGAACTGACATAATGTTAGACTGGAGTTTGTCAAAAAACATGACTAGACCTACTGCAGATACTACAAAAGTTAGAATGAATTATGCTATTTGTGCTCCTAGAATATACAAAGGTAGAATAGAATCTATGATTAGTAAATGTACTGGCTTTGCTGATATGATTCAACTAACACACTTAAAACTGCAGCAAGTTATATCTCGTATAGTACCAGATGGTGTTTATTTAGACATGGACGGTTTAGCTGAAGTTGATCTTGGTAATGGTACAAACTATAATCCAGCTGAAGCATTAAATATGTATTTTCAAACCGGTTCTATTGTGGGTAGATCACTTACTCAAGACGGTGATATGAATGCTGGTAAAGTGCCAATACAAGAACTTCAAAGTAGTGGTGGTAATGCTAAAATAGCTAGTTTAATTCAAACTTATCAGTATTACTTACAAATGATACGTGACGTGACCGGTCTTAACGAGGCTAGAGATGGAAGTTTGCCAGATAGAAACACATTAGTAGGTTTACAAAAACTAGCGGCTAACGCTTCTAATACAGCAACTAGACACATATTACAGTCTAGCTTGTATTTGACTCTTAGAACATCAGAAAACGTTGCTCTTAAAATAGCTGACGCATTAGAGTTTCCATTAACTAAAAACTCTTTAAAAAATTCTATATCTACTTTTAATGTTAGAACTTTAGAGGAGATAGTTAATTTAAATCTTCATGACTTTGGTATTTTCTTAGAACTAGAACCAGATGAAGAAGAGCAAGCGCAGTTAGAACAAAACATACAAGCCGCGATTGCACAGGGTGGTATTGACTTAGAAGACGCTATAGATTTAAGACAAATAAAAAATCTTAAATTAGCTAACCAAATGTTAAAGGTTAAGCGTAAAGCTAAAGCTGTTCAAGATCAAGCTAATCAACAAGCTAATATAGCTGCGCAAGCTGGCGCTCAAGCTGAAACAGCTGAAAGAACAGCTATGGCTGAGGTTCAAAAGCAAGAAGCTATTAGTGGCTCTAAGGTGCAGTATGAGCAAGCTAAAAATCAAATGGAAATACAACGTATGCAAATACAAAGTGAGCTTGAAATGCAGAAAATGCAAAAGCGATTTGAGTTTGATTTACAACTTAAACAAATAGAAGTTGAAACTACTACGCAAAAAGAACAACAAATAGAAAATAGAAAAGACAAGCGTATAAAAATGGAAGGTACGCAACAAAGTAAAATGATTACACAAAGACAAAATGATGGACCTTCTATAAACTTTGAAATGCAAGAAGGTGTTCCAGCAGAGGATATTGATCCATTTGTTTAATTTTTTTTAATTATTTAATTATATTATATTATGTCAACAGAAGTAAAACAAGAAGGTGAGTTCAAAATTAAAAAGAAAACACCTAAAAAATTAACAGAAGTTAAAGATAACGTTACTAAAATAAACGTTAATCCAAAAGAACCTTTGATTGAGTTAGAACCAGAGGTCAAAAAAGTAGTAATTCCAAAAAAACAAGAAGATGCCGTTCAAGCACAAGAGACAAATGATAGCAATGTTATTGTCGAAA